CTAGCGCTTTAGCTGAGCGTAGATACCGTCGAGCCTGGGACAGGCCATGTAGAAAGCTCTCTCGCTGGAACGCTCCTCACCTTGCGGCCCGAAGTAGAGACCATCGTCCCCCGTCGGGCAATGGATGCCGTTGCCGGATTCTTGATGGCCGTCGTACTTGACGATGTAGTAACCCTGAGGCGAGTACTCATCATAGAGCCGGCTATTAATGGCGTTCTCCCCGTACAGGCCCATGATCACAGCGTCAGAAGCCATGACAAAAAGTAGTATTCCGGCCCCCATCCCTTTCTCCTCAGCGGTATTCCGTCATTTCATCGGCCGCAGGCGCAGGGGCCTTTAACGACACTGACTAGACATGAGGCTTCTCCTCCACCTGTTTCTCACTCAGCTCATAAGGCCGGAACCTCACTACCTCCTCCCCTACTCGCTCGTTGATCTCGAGCATGATCTGCTGCAGCGGCTCGAGTTCGTTGGCCACGTAGACGCGAGCCGCCTTCTCCGAGTCACCGAACCCGCCCGTGTTGTTGGGGATGATGCCCATAAGCTGCGGCGGGATCCGGTGGCCGGCGAGCTGGTCGTCGCGTGTGATGTTCTTGATGTGCCAGAACTCGTCCTTCGCCGCGACCTCGGATACCGGGATGATCTGCACCCCGTCCTTCTTGCCGTGCGGCGAGTACATGAACAGGTTCTTGAAGTTGCCGACCCCCTTCGACTCCTTGAGCGCGGTGCGCATGGCATCGATGTCTTTCTTGTCGTGGGCGGGATCGCTCACGTACATGATGAACCCGGCGTGGGAGCCGTTGAGGTAGTAGCGCCGACGGAACAGCGTCGCACTCTCGTTGAGCCAGGCCGACTGGAGCGAGCCAAGGTAATCGGGCAGCCCGTAGACCTCCTGGTCGATGTCGGGCTCGAGCAGGTGGATCGTTCGGCCAGCAGGTAGCTCGGTCTTGTTGACCCAGTCCGGCACCCAGAAATAGCGATCGGTCTGCGCCCCGCGCCGCATGTACTTGGCCGGCCGGCGCTGCAGGTCGAGCAGTCGCCCCAGGCGGCCGCGGATCTCTTCCAGGTAGCAGTTACCGAATACGAGGTAATCGAGCGCCAGCGCGCTGAACGTCTGGCGGTTGAGCAGCGGGTGCGGGATGAAGGTGCGCAGGAGGATGTTTCGCTTCACCTGAAGCGCCGACCCATGATGCGCCGTCGCTCGGTAGCTCTTCGCCAGCACCTCGAACGGCACCGGCGGCTCGTACCACTCGTTCGGCGACAGGTAGACGCCCTCATAGAACACATCGCGCAGACTGGTCACCGGCTCGGCATCGCCGAACGAGAACGCCTCAACGCCCGCTGACTGCTGGGACTTGGCATCGCTAGCGGTTTCGGGCGCGTAGGCCTCTCGCGTGGTTTCGGACGCGTTGGAAAGTATCGCGGGAACGCGCATGCGCGGCTTGGCGGTCGGGGTCATTCGTACATCTCCATGATGGATTCGCTGGTCTCGCCGGCCGGGCCGTCGATGGGTTCGAAGTGGAGGGCGTGCATCGTTGCCCACGCGAGATCCGCGTGGCCGGTCTGCGCATTGCGCCCCGATACGTAGGTGAATTGGCGGCCGCTAGCCGTGAGCTGCTTCTTGATCGCCATGAACGATTGGGCGAGATCGACCCAGCCGGCATCGAACTCGAGCCGGTCCTTGCGGATGATCTGCTGGGCCTGCAGTACCATCGAGGTCTTGAGCTCGGCGGTGTAGTGGTAGCGGGTGACGGTGGGAAACCAGTTCTCGACGTGCTCGGCCACGGCCGCGCCGATCCCGGTGGTATCGATACCGATGTGATCGATCTCGTAGCGATCGGCGAACGTCCGGATGAACGCCGCCTGGTCCTCGTAGTCCTGCCCCTTGAGCCGATGGCGCTCGAGGATGCGATGCTTCTCCCCCGCCGAGCGCGCGGGCAGCACGACGACCAACCCCGCACCGTCGCCGTCCTCATTGCGACCGGTTGGGTCGTAGCCGATCCACACACCCCGGTCGCCGACCGGCTTGGGAGCAAATGGCCGGTAGTCGTTTTCCCAGGCCTCCCAGGCGTCGACCATGCAGCCCTGCATCGTTCCCAGAGGGAACGCACTCTGACTGTCGTCGACGAACTCGCACTCGAACAGGTTGGCGAACTCATCCAAGCTGTACTCGAACTGCAGATCCTCGACATCGAACAGATCGCACCCGCCGGCCTCGGCGTCGTGCACCGTCACGATCTGTTTCCACTGGCGATCCCCACACAGCGCGCCAGCGGCGAGCGCGGCGTGGCTTACGTCGATATCGACGCGGTCGGCTTTCTTGCGGCGCTTGTTGACCCGCTCGCCGGTCCAGAAGGTGTAAGCCTCGTGCGCGATCGATGACGGCGTCGAGAAGTACGTCTGCCGCCACTGCTTGTGCGTGGCCATGGCCGACGCAACCTTGCGGAACTGCTCGAAGCCGTGGATCCAGAAGTATTCATCGAGATAGACGTCGCCGTGATAGCCCTGGGCGGTTTTCGAATTCGTGCCGAGAAAATGGAGCTCGGCCCCGTTGTCGAGAATGATCGGATCGCCCTTCAGCTCGACGTCGCAGACCTCTTTGACGAACTGGATGATGTAGTTCTTGAAGATGTGCGCCTGAGCCTTACTGGCCGAGAGGAAGATCTTGTTCTTCCCCGTTTTGAACGCATCGACGATGGCCTCGCGGGCGAAGTAGAACGTCGCGCCGATCTGGCGGCTCTTCAGGATGTTGCGGATCCGGTGCTTCTGGCCGGCCGCGTGCCAGGTGAGCTGGTAGTCGAACAGCGACTCGAAGAATGCCGCCTCGAGCGCCTCGAACTGCTCCTCCGTCAGCGCGTTCCGCTTCGGCCTACGCTTCTCGCCCGCGTTGCGCCGTTCGATCTTCGGGTTTAAGTCGCCCTCCTTCCCCGTCTCCGCGTACTTGTGAACCCGCGCCAGGCGCTCGATCTGCCGACCGAGGGCGTCGATCTCTTTGTAATCCCCGTTCCCCTTCCGCTCCTTGCCGATCAGCTGGACGAGACGCGCTTCGAGTGCGCCTTCGACGCGTTGTGTCGGGGTCGCCTCTTCCCAGCCGTCGCGGTCTTTCCAGCTATGGACCGTGGCCGCTTTCATTTCGAGGTATTCAGCGATGCGCGCGACGCGCCAGCCCTGCCAGTAAAGATGGCGGGCCGTGAGTCGTGGGGAGTCGAGTGTGTCGGGGGCTGTCGTCGTCATGCGGCCAGCGTACCCGCGCACTCGGAGTCCCAAACGGCGCGCGCGTTGTAGATCGCGAATCTACAACGCGGGCCAGTTGAGCGAATGAGAGTCGGCGCGGAACCTGACAGCACTTTGCACAGACAGCGACACCGCTCCGCTCACCCGCTGAGGAAATCACATGCCCTGGCACGTTATCGCCACCGAAGGCGCCACGATGGATGGCCGCAAGATCCCCGCCGACTGGCTGGAGAAGATGGCCGCGAACTTCGATCCGAAGACCTACGGCTGCCGGATCAACCTCGAGCACATCAAGGGGGTGTTGCCGGATAGCCCCTTCAAGGCCTATGGCGATGTCACGGCGCTGAAAGCCGAGAAGAACGGCGAGGGCAAGCTGCAGTTGTTTGCCGAGATCGATCCCACCGACGAACTCAAGTCGATGATCAAGGCGCGCCAGAAGGTCTACTCCTCGATGGAGGTGGACCCGGATTTCGCCGACACCGGCGAGCCGTATCTTGTCGGCCTGGCCGTCACCGATACGCCGGCATCGCTGGGTACGGAGATGCTGCAGTTCAGCGCCGGCGCCGGTAAAGACTCTCCGCTAACGGGCAAGAAGACTCGTCCCGAGAACTTCTTCTCCGCTGCCCTCGAGCTGGAGCTCGCGGAGACCATCGAGCCGCCGGCCGACACCGGTCCGTCGCTGCTCGACAGCGTGAAGGCGCTGTTCAAGCGTCACGACGCGAAGACCGACAAGGGATTCGCCGTGTTCCGCACTGATCTCGAGCAGACGCTCGGCTTGTTCGTCCAGAAGCACGCCGCGCTCGAGGACGAGCTCGCCAAACGCCCCACCGCCGAGGCGTTCGCCGAGCTGAAAGACGCCCACCGGAAGACGAGCGCCAGGCTCGACGAGCTCTACACCACCCTCGACAACACACCCGACCAGCCGTCTCGCTCGTTCGCCCTCGGCGGCAACGGCGACACCGAAATGACCGACTGCTAAGGACCACTACCCCATGCGCAACGATAGCCGCATCCTGTTTAACCAGTTCGCCGCACAAGTGGCGAAGCTGAACGGCGTGCCGGATGCCACGCAGAAATTCGCAGTCGAACCCAGCGTCCAGCAGCGCCTGGAAAAACGCATCCAGGAGTCGAGCGACTTCCTACGCCGGATCAACATTATCGGCGTCGATGAACTCAAGGGCGAAAAGCTCGCGCTGGGGGTTTCCGGCCCCATTGCTGCGCGCACCGACGTCAGCAAGCAGGAGCGCGACACCCGCGATCTCAGCTCACTGGATACTCAGAGCTACGAGTGCCGCATTACCGAGTTCGACACTCACCTCGGCTACAACAAAATCGACGCCTGGGCGAAGTTCCCCAACTTCCAGGCCATGATTCGCGACACCATCGTTCGTCAGCAGGCACTGGACCGAATCACCATCGGTTTCAACGGCACGCGCGCAGCGGTGCAAAGCGACCCCGTCGCCAACCCGCTGCTCCAGGACGTCAACATCGGCTGGTTGCAGCACTACCGCGATCAGGCCCCCGAGCGAGTGATGGCAAAAGGCAAGGCAGGCGGCAATGTCGTCATCGATCCGACCCCGACGAAGGGCGAGGACGGCAAAATCAATGGCATGGTTGGCGATTACGCCACGCTCGACGTGCTGGTGTACGACGCCATCAGCAGCTTCATCCAGCCCTGGTATCGGCGTAACCCGGGCCTGGTCGTCATCCTGGGCCGCAACCTGATGGACGACAAATATTTCCCGCTGCTGAACCAGCTCGCGCCCTCCGAGCAACTGGCGGCCGATCTCGTCATCAGTCAGAAGCGTATCGGTGGGCTTCGTGGGTTGGATGTCCCGTTCTTCCCCGACAACGCGCTCATGGTCACCACGCTGGATAACCTCTCGATCTACTGGCAGAACGGCGCTCGCCGCCGCTACGTCACAGAGAACCCCAAGCGCAACCGGATCGAGAACTACGAATCCAGCAACGAAGCCTACGTGGTGGAAGACTTCGGCGCCGGCTGTCTGGTCGAGAACATCGAAATGTCGCCGGCAGCGCTGCGCGGTGACGGAGGCAAGCAATGACCACCCCAGCCCGTCAACACTTCCAGCGCGTCACGGCCGCGAAAGCGGCCGGGGGCGCTACCCCCGGCCAGCCCCAAAACGGCCCGCAGTACGAGCTGATGATGGCCACGCTCTACGATGCTCGCCGCGCACTCAAACAGATCAAGTCGACCGAAGGGAAGATCGCCCGAAAGCGCGAGCTGGTGCCGCAGTTCGATCCCTACATCGAAGGCGTGCTCGAGAGCGGCAACGGTGCCCAGGATGAGGTGCTGACCACCGTCCTGGTCTGGCGCTTCGATATCGGCGACCTCGCCGGCGCGCTGGACATCGCCGGCTATGCCCTCGAGCACAAGCTCGACATGCCGGATCGATTCGAGCGCGATCTCGAGAGCATCGTCGCCGAGCAGCTCGCCGAGGAAGTGCTCGCCCAGCTCGGCAAGCTCGGCGACGACGCCGATCCGGCCGAGCGTCAGGCACTCGGAACGCAGCTCGCGTCGCTCATGGTCCGCGCCCGCGAAATGCTCGACGGCGCCGATATGCACGACCAGATCTCGGCCAAGTTTCACAAGGCGTATGGCTATGCCCTGCGCGACGCCGACTGTCCGAGCGCGGCCATCGAGCAGCTCAAGCGCGCGCTCGAGCTGAACGACCGCGCCGGCGTGAAACGCGACATCGAGCAGCTCGAACGCCAGGTCAAAAAGAACGCCAGCGATCAGCCCAGCGGCTGACACTGCGACCGAGTCGCACGCCGACCCCGGGAGGCATCGGGGGGAGATCCAGGCCACGTGCCCCATATCGTCGATCCCCGATCCACCTCCCTCTAATTCAATGGATCGCCCATGTCCCTAGTCGCCCACGGCGGAAGTGAAAGCCAGCACCGGCCCGCCCCACCGGTCCCGAACAACGGATTCTGGCCCGACATCGAGCCGGGCGATTTCCGCGACCGCCATCGCATCGAAACGACCATCACCGAGGGGCGCGTCGTCCAGGCGCTCGGCGTCGCCATGCGCGACATCAATCGCCAGCTCGCCGCGTTTCAGGCTCGCCAGCGCGATGCCGGCGTCAACGAGGCGGATGCCGTCCCGAGCGAGCCCTGGCAGATGCCCGGCGACACGACCGCGCTCTATCGCCAGGCCGTCTATGCCAGTGCCCACGCCAGTCTCCTCGAAGCGTACCGGGACTACAGCGCGACCCGATCCGGCGAGGAGATCGGCGAGGTGGAGAACGAAGCCGCCGACGACTATCGCCGCAACTCGCGCTGGGCCGTCGCCGAGATCCTGGGCGAGACCCACACCACGGTGGAGCTGATCTAGTGGCTCGCATCGTTTACGCGCGCCAGGGCGACACCGTCGACGCGATCTGCCAGCGCGTTCACGGCAAGACCGCCGGCGTGACCGAGCAGGTGCTCGAGCTCAACCCCGGTCTCGCCGAATTTGGGCCGATCCTGCCGCAGGGGACGCCGGTCGCCATGCCCGAACTAGCCAGGCGCCAGGCGCGCACCGACACCGTCCAGCTCTGGAGCTGACGCCATGCGAATTCGACTCAACAGCGACAACCCCCGGCCCGATCCGATGATCGTGCTGATCACCCTACTCATTGCCCACGCAGGGACGACCATGGCCCAGCAACTGAACATCACGACCGAAGCGATCAAGACCACGCCGCCGGCCGTCGTCTCGCTGCTCCACGCCGGCGGCATGACGCCCAGCGACTGGATCACCGTGCTCACCCTGGCGTATCTCGCCCTGCAGATCGGGCTGATCGTGCCCAAGTACCTCGAAAAATTCCGCCACTGGTGGGAGCGAATCCGCGGAGGCCGATCATGAAGAACCTCGGACGCTGGATCGGCGGCGGTGCCATCGGTGGCGCCTGCGGCCTGGCGTTGTCGATCTCCATCGGCGTCGTCAAACACTACGAAGGGACGGAGCTGGAATCTTATCCCGACCCCGTCGGCATCCCAACGATCTGCACCGGGCACACGGGACCGACCGTCGAGATCCACCAGACTAAGACCGCCGAAGAGTGCGATACCCTGCTCGCCGGCGATCTTGGAGCGGCGTTCGACACGATCGACCGAGAGGTGTCGCCGGAGATCAACGCCACGATGCCGCCGACCCGGCGAGCGGCGCTCGCCTCCTTCATCTTCAACGTAGGCCCGGGCGCGTTCCATCAATCGACTCTGCTGGCGCGGCTGAATGCCGGCCAGACGCACGCTGCCTGCGATCAGCTCTCTCGCTGGGTCTATGCCCAAGGCAAGAAGCTCGCCGGTCTCGTCAAACGGCGCGCCGCCGAGCGCGAGCTCTGCCTTGCGGGGCTGGAATGAACGGCCGCGCGCTGGCCGTTGTAGTCGGCCTCACCATCGCCGCCGGTGGCGGGTGGATCTCTCGGGGCTGGTTCGAAGACGCCCAGCGGCTCACCGAGGAACGCGCCGCGCGGCTGGTCGCTGATGCCGCCATGGCTCGCGAGGCCGACATCGCCGGCGTCGTCGAAAGCCGGCTTGCCGAACTCGACGCCAACGAACGCATCATCGACCGGGGAGTGATCCGTGAGATTCAGAAACCGATTTATCGTCGTGTCTGTCTTGGCGATGACGCTATCCGCCTGCTCAACGACGCCGCCGCCGGCAGAACCGCCGAATCAACAGAACCTCCTGCGCAAATGCCCGGCCACCCTGCCACCGCTGACTGACGGCACCGGCGGCGACGTCGTGCTGACGATGCAATCCTGGGCGAGCCTCTACCACGGCTGCGCCACCCGACATAACGGACTCGTGGACGCCCTCGATGCGAAAACTCACTAGCCTGCGCCAGCACCTGTTCGATAGCGTCCCCGGGCTCGCCAGCGATCCGAATCGCCTGCGCACCTATGTCCCCGATGGCGCCATCAAGTTTCACAAGGGGGCGAACCTCTCCCACGAGTATCGAGTGACCGCCGAGGTCATCGTCATCGGCTGTGGTGGCGATCTCGACCCCGTCGTGTTGCCGCTGCTCCAATGGCTCGCCCGCTACCAGCCGGACATCGACCCCGAGCAGGCGCTGCGCTTCACGCTCGAGATCCACTCGAACACCGACATCGACGTCATTTTCAGCGTCGAGCTGACCGAGCGGGTCGTCGCCCTGGTCGACTGCGACGCCGGCGAAATTCGTAGCGAGCACCGAATGCCCGAGTATCCGGCGGACGACTGCCCGACCGACCGCTGGCAACTGTTCACACGCGACGATCCGGCGGGCGACTACCATCTCGCCGCCGAGTGGGGCGGCACGTGAGCGATGATGCCCTGACCCAGCTCGAAGAGTGGGTCGAACCGCTGCTCGCCAGGCTCGAGCCCGCCGAGCGCAAGAAGCTCGCCCGCGAGATCGGCACCGCACTGCACAAGCGTCAACAGCAACGGATCCGGCAGCAGAAGAATCCGGACGGCACGCCCTACCCAGCCCGCGTCGGCAGGAAGAAGCGCCGGCACGCGCGCAAGCGGCTGCGCTTCCTCTACGAAAAGCCGGGGCATGACGCCGAAGAGCGCGAGATCGTGAACTGGTTCTCCACCCCCGAGACCTATTTCGGATTCGACCAGCGCCACGCCGGCGCCCTGCGCACGTTCAAGAAGCGCCGCGTCGTCCGCGTGCTCGAAATCGATCTCACCCCGGTCGCAGATCCCCGCGAGAAAACCGGCAAACGCCAGTCCAGCGAGGCGATGTTCGAGAAGCTGCGCACCGCGCGCTATCTCAAGATGAAGCCAACGGCGCATGGCGTCTCGATCGGCTACGAGGGGCGAATCGCCCATATCGCCCGCATCCACCAGGAGGGCAAGCGCGCCCCGGTCAACGCTCATCTCGAGTACGACTATCCCGAGCGTAAATTGCTCGGCACCACGCCCGATGACGTCGAGATGATTCACGACATGATCGTTCGCCACCTCGGCGCGAACCTCGAAGACTAGGCGGCGTTGTAGATTCCCGATCTACAACGCGCGTCGCTAGAGCTCTGGAGAGCGTCACGTAAGCATGGCGGCATGAACAACGCCGCCGAACTACTCCGCCTGATCAACAACCTGATCCGATACGGCACCATCGCCGAGATCGATCACGGGGCCGTGCGCGTGCGAGTCCGCTCCGGTGACGCCCTTACCGACTGGATCCGCTGGCAGGAACAGCGCGCCGGCCAGACCCGTACATGGAACCCGCCCAGCCTGGGCGAGCAGGTCGTGCTACTCGCGCCCGGTGGCGAGCTGCGCGCCGCCTCCGTGCTCATGTCGCTGAATACCCTGGCCACGCCCCCGCCGAGCCTTGACCCGAACGTGACGATGCTCGAGCTCCCCGACGGCGCGGTCATCCGTTACGACCACGGCGCGAACCACCTACAGGCGACGCTTCCCGGCACGGCGTCCATCAAGACCAAGGGCGATGTTGTCGTGAACACCGACGCCTCGCTCACCGCGACCGCGGCCGGCGGCGCGACGATCAACGCCAACGTCGTCATCAACGGCAACGTCACGTTGAACGGCAACCTCAGTCAGCCCAGCGGGCAGACCGCGACGATGTCAGGCGCGGTCCACTTCAAGGGCGCCGTCACTAGCAACGGCCGCGACATCAGCTCCCACCACAAACACGACCGCATTCAGCGCGGCGGCGACGAATCCGGCGAGGTGGTGTGATGCCCGGCATGAACCGCACCACCGGGGCGGCGCTCGATGGCGTCGAGCACATCCGCCAATCCATCGCCGATATCCTGACGACGCCGATCGGCTCCCGCGTGATGCGCCGCGAATACGGCTCGCTGATTCCCGACCTCATCGATCAGCCGCTCAACGACGCCTTGATGCTGCGGGTCTACAGCGCCGCCGTCATGGCGATCATCCGCTGGGAGCCACGCTTACGCGTGACCGGCGTGCGGCAAATCATCGACGTCGAATCCCCCGGCCGCGTCGCCGTCGAAGTCCAGGGCGTCACCGAGGACGACAACGATGTCGCGCTCGCCCTACCACTGAACGGGGGTGAGGCATGAGCGGCGGCTTCACGGCGGTCGACCTCTCGCGCCTGCCGGCACCGGCAGTCGTTGAGGAAATCGAGTTCGAGGCGATCTTCGAATCGATGCTCGCCGACCTGCGCGAGCGCGATCCCAGCTTTGACGTCACCGTCGAATCCGACCCGGCCTACAAGGTGCTCCAGGTCGCCGCGTACCGCGAAATGCTGCTGCGCCAGCGCATCAACGAGGCCGCCAAGGGCGTCATGCTGGCCTACGCCATCGGCTCGGATCTCGACCACCTCGGCGCCCTCTACGGCGTAGAGCGCCAGATGCTGAGCGAAGGTGATCCCGACGCCATCCCACCGGTGCCGGCCACCTACGAGACCGACGCCGACTTTCGCCGAAGGATTCAGCTATCGCTGGAGGGTTTCAGCACCGCCGGCCCCGAGGGCGCCTACGTGTTCCACGCGCTATCGGCGGATGGCGCCGTGCTGGATGCCAGCGCGACCAGCCCATCGCCCGGTGAAGTTGTCGTGACGGTGCTATCGCGCAATGACAACGGCAACGCCCCGGCGTCACTGCTCGAGGTCGTCAACAGAGCGCTATCCGCCGAGGATGTTCGACCGCTGACCGACCACGTCACCGTGCAAACCGCCCAGATCATCGAGTACCGCATCGATGCGACGCTCTACTTCTACGCCGGGCCGGATCGCGAAGTCGTCATGCGCCAGGCGCGCGATCGGGCCGCCGAATACACCGAGCAGCAGCACCGTCTCGGGCTCGACGTGACGATGTCCGGCCTCTACGCCGCACTGCACCAGCCCGGTGTCCAGCGGGTCGAGATCGCCGAGCCTGCGGCGAGCATCGTTGTCGATCGCACCCAAGCGACCTACTGCACCGCCATCGATCTGACCGACGGGGGTCTCGATGAGTGATTCAGGCACCCGAGGCCGCGCCGTCAGCCTACTGCCACCCAACGCCACCACCGCCGAGCGCGCCCTCGAGGCGACTACGGCGACGGCCAGCGACCTGCCGGTACCGCTGCGCTCGCTCTGGAACCCGGATACCTGTCCCGCCGACCTGCTGCCCTGGCTCGCCTGGGCATTGTCGCTGGATTCGTGGCAACCGTATTGGCCGGAGCGCATCAAGCGCCAGCGGATCCGCGACACAATCGAGATCCAGCGCCGTAAGGGCACCGCGAAATCCGTTCGCGATGTGGTCCGTTCCTTCGGTGGCAGCCTGGCGCTACGCGAGTGGTGGCAAAAAGCCGACAAGGGCGAGCCTCACACCTTCGATGTGGTGCTGACGCTCGGCACGGGCGTTCCCAATAACGCCGAGTTTCAACAGGACATCGTCGACGAGATAAGCCGCACCAAGCCGGTCCGCTCGCACTTCACCTTCACCGCTGGATTGCGCGCTTCCGGCGGGATCGGTATCGCCGGTGCCGCGCGCCCGTTCATTTACCGCCGCATATCGGCCACCGCTGAATAGAGGATCCCCATGGCCATTGTCTTCACCATCACCGACGCCGGCCGTGCCGCGCTGGTCGACCCCGACAACAACGGCACCAACGCCGTGGTCATCGCCGAGGTCGGGCTGGGATCCGGGCGTTACGCGCCGACGAAGGACCAGACCGAGCTACAATCGCCGATCAAGCGCGTGGACACCATCGCCGGCCAGGCGGTCTCCGACGATACGCTTCACGTCACCGTTCAGGATGAGACCAGTGATGCCTACCAGGTCGGCGAGATCGGCCTGTTCACCGATGCCGGCGTGCTGTTCGCGGTCTACTCCCAATCGGACTGGATCATCGAGAAAGCCGCCCCGGCCACGCTGCTGCTCGCCACCGACCTGGTAGTCGAGTCGCTCGACGTCTCCTCGATCACCTTCGGCGATGCCGCCTTTCTCAATCCCCCGGCCACCACCACCGTCAAAGGCGTGCTCGAACTCGCCACGCAGGAGGAAGTCGACGCCGGCACCGACCGGCTTCGCGCCGTCGTCCCGCGCACCCTGAAAGCGTTCATCGACAGAGTGCTCGCCGCCTACGCCACGGTAAAGCAGCTCACCGATCACGCAGCCAGCCGTGACCACCCCGCTGCCAATACCAACAACCAGGGCATGGTCGAACTCGCCACCGTCGCCGAGGCGAAGGAAGGCACGGACAACACCCGCGCCATCACCCCCGCGGCGGACAAGGCCGCGCTGGATCAGCATCGCACCGAGACCGGCGCCCACGCCGCCGACCGCATCTCGCTCGGCACGCTATCGACGCTCGGCAACCCGAAAACCGTCCAGGCCGCCATGGCGGCGCTCGGCTCGGCCGCGTTGCGTAATGAAGGCTCGGGCGGCGGGCTCGATGCCGACAAGCTCGACGGCCAAGAGCTCGACGTCTTCTACCGCTCGAACACTTCCAACCCTTCGATCCGGATGGGCTCGGGCAGCGACACCAACTGGGATGGCATCGTATACAACGAGGGCGACAACACTCTGGCGTTCTACGCCGATCAAGAAGTGGGGAGAGATACGCCCCGCGTCCTGCTGGGACCTGGCTACATCGAGGCCGCCGGAGACCGGTTCTATGACAATGGCGACCTGACGGTTAAGGGAAAAGCCAAGGCGGGAACGCTCGAAGTCAGTGGCGGCGTGTCATTCGGCTCAGAGCTGAACATGCATAACAGCAATATCGTCAACGCCAATAAGGTCACGATCAACGACGAAGGCTTTGGCGAGGGCTTCATGCTGCCCAATTGGGAGTTTTCCGAGAGCGGCGGCAACGCCTACGTTCGCGACTCGAAAAATTCTCACATCGTGATGGAATTCGCGCCCGATTATGTCAGGGCGGTGGATGGTTTCTCTGTCGGGACAGGCGTCGATACCACCAAGTCGTTCTGGAATGGTAAAGGGATCGCGCTGGGCGATAACGATTCGGGAATTCGACAGTCGTCCGATGGCGTTATCGAACTGTGGGGGAACAACAGCCGGGCGCTTTACATCAACGGCGCTGGCGAGACGGTCGCAACCGGTGAACTCGTCGTTGGCTCTAGCAAGATCCGACTGGGCTCGGGAGGTTCCACCAACTGGGATGGCATCGTCTACGACGAGGGCGACAACACGCTGTCGTTCTATGCCGATCAGGAGCCAGGCAAGGACACCCCCCGCGTCAAGCTGGGGCCGGGCTGGATCGAGGCGTCAGGCCGTCGAGTATGGCATGAGGGTGATGTGACGTCGCAAGGCGGTAAATCCGGTGGCCGGCGACGATTGCCCAATGGTGATACCGAAATGTGGGGCTATGTCACGACCAATACCAGCGAAGGCAGCCCGACCAGTGTGACGTTCCCCTACTCCTTCGACTCGGCCTGCTACAACGTGTCGATCACTCCGGTGGTCAATCCCAATGTCGACGTCATTCTCGGCGTCAACGACTCTCCTTCGCGGACAGGATTTACTGCCTATGCATCGCGTCAGAGTGAAACGTCCGACTCTTCCGTACCCGGATTCTTTTGGAGGGCCATTGGCCGATGAGCGTCTACTTCTCCCCACATGAACACGGCTTCTTCGAAGACCACAACAGGCCGGATGACGCTATCGCGATCAGCGACGACGTCCACTGGTCGCTGGTCGAGGGCCTGGCACGTGGTGAGGTCATCGTCATCAACGACGCCGGCGAGCCGGAGTTGACCGAAAGAGTGATTTCCATCGCTGAACTCGCATCAGGGGCACGGGCCGAGATCGAAAGAGCCCTGGCAGCCGAACTCAACGCCGGCATGCCCTACACCCTGCCCGACGGCACCGAGGACGTGATCCAGACCCGCCCCGACCAGGATGAAGCGAACCTGCTCGGCCTGGCGATCGAGGCCCGCGACCTGCGCGCCGCCGGTGAGACCGGTGCCGTCATGTCGCTTCGCGCCAGGTCGAACACCGTCCACGCGCTCACGCCGGAGCAGATGATCGCACTCACCGACGCCGCCAAATCGTTCAAGCAAGCGATGCTGGCCAAGTCATGGGCGCTGAAGGACGCCGTCAGCGCCGCAGAAACGGCAGGCGATCGGCAAGCGATCGAGACCATCACCTGGACCACCGACACCACCACCGAGGAAATCGCATGAACCGTACCCACTTCGAACACGCACTGATCGGCGCCGTCATGATGCTGGTCGCCTGGGCAATCCTCGCCCTTCTCGATGTCCCGGGCGCGGCGCTGATTGCCTTCGCGATTCCCGTAGTTTGGTTTCTCGCCCGCGAATGCACCTCTCACGAGTACCGCCTCGGCGTCGCGCGTGGCTGGCGTTGGGGAAAGAAGCTGCCCGTCAGGTGGTGGGAGGGAGTCGCCCGCGGTTGGACGCGGGATTCGATGCTCGACTGGGTCACCCCGGCGCTGGTCTGCCTGCTGCTGCTCTACGCCATACAGCTCGGAATCGGTGCATTTCTGACATAGGCCGGCCGAAGTCCAGCCATCGAGAGAAGCCCGCCACCCGGCGGGCTTTTTCGTGCCAGCTCGTCCGGGCGTTGTAGATCACCGATCTACAACGCCCGCCGCTAGAGCTCTGCCACACGCCGCGCAAGCATGGCCGCACGCATGCACAGAATCACCAACCGCCCAGGAGCCGCCCATGGCCGATTACCATCACGGCACGTCAGTCACCGAGATCAACGAGGGGACGCGCACCATTCGTGTCGTGTCGACGTCGGTCATCGGGCTGGTCGCCACCGCCGACGATGCCGACGCCGAGACCTTCCCGCTCGATACCCCGGTCCTCATCTCCAACGGCACCACCGCGCTCGGCAAGGCTGGCACATCCGGCACCCTCGCCCGCTCGCTCGATGCCATCTTCGACCAGACAACGCCGGTCATGGTCGTCGTCCGCGTGGCCGAGGGCGCTGACGCCGACGAGACCAAGGCCAACATCATTGGCGGCGTGAACGAATCCGGCCGCAAGACCGGCATTCAGGCGCTGCTGGCCGCGCAGGCCCGCTTTGGCGTCAAGCCGCGCATCCTCGGCGTGCCCGAGCTGGACGACCAGGACGTCGCCGCCGAACTGATCAGCGTCGCCCAGAAGCTCCGTGCCTTCGCCTACGTCTCTGCCTACCGGTGCGCCAGCGTCGAAGAAGCGTCGATGTACCGCCAGGCCTTCGGCGCGCGCGAGGCGATGGTCATTTGGCCCGATTTCACCGGGTTCGACACCGAGACCCGACAGACTCGCAACCTGCCGGCCGTGGCTCGCGCCCTCGGTCTGCGCGCGAAGATCGATCAGCAGACCGGCTGGCACAAGACACTCTCGAACGTGGTCGTGGACGGCGTCACCGGACTGAGCGCGGACGTCTATTGGGATCTGCAGGATCCGAACACCGACGCCGGCATCCTCAACGCGGCCGACGTGACGACGCTCATCAATCGCGACGGCTTCCGCTTCTGGGGCTCGCGTACCTGCACCGACGATCCGCTGTTCGCGTTCGAGAACTACACCCGCACCGCCCAGGTATTGGCGGACACGATGGCCGAGGCGCATCTCTGGGCCATCGACAAGCCCATGACCCCCAGCCTCGCCCGGGACATCATCGAGGGCGTGAACGCCAAGTTCCGCGAACTCACCCGCCTGGGCTACCTGCTCGGCGGCCAGGCATGGTTCGACGCCGAAGTGAATACCGCCGAATCGCTCAAGGGCGGCAAGTTGTACATCGACTACGACTACACCCCCGTCCCCCCGCTCGAACACCTCGCACTGTGCCAGCGCATCGTCGACCGCTACCTCGCCGACTTCGCGTCGCGCGTGGACGCCTGAGCCGGCTTGGCACCGGAACCGTAAGGAGAAAGGAATATGGCACTACCCAGGATCATGAAGGACTTCAACGCCTTCGGCGATGGCAACAACTGGCAGGGGCTGATCCCCTCGCTGACGTTGCCCGAGCTGGCGCGGCGGATGGTCGAGTACGAAGGCGGCGGCATGGATGGCCCCATCGAGGTTGACCAGGGCCAGGAGCTGATGACGATGGAGTGGACCGCCGGCGGGCTGCTCATCGATGGCCTGTTCGACTCGTTCGGCTCGCCAATTCACGACGCCGCGATGCTGCGCATGACCGGCAGCTACGAAAGCGACGAGACCGGCGAGGTCATCCCCGTCGAGGTCGTGGTTCGCGGCCGTCACAAGACAATCGGCATGGGCGAGGCCAGCAAGGGCGACAACAACACGATCAGCGTCACCACCACGATCAGCTACTACAAGCTCACCGTCGACGGCGAGGAGATCATCGAGCGCGACGTCCCGGGCTACGTGTTCAAGGTGCGCGGAGAGGATCGCCTCGAGAAGAGGCGCCGGGCGCTCGGCCTGTAATTCATCGACACCACGCCCGGCCAGCGGCCGGGCCTACCCCTGAACCTGGAGCGACACCATGACCGAGAAGACCACCACCGCGGCGGACACCGACCAGGAAGCCGCCAAGAACCCCAACGAGACCGTCGTCGCGCTCGATTACCCGCTCAAGCGTGGCAGCAAGCAGGTTCACGAGATCGTCGTGCGCAAGCCAAAGGCGGGCGCGCTGCGTGGCGTCTCGCTGACCGACGTGCTGCAGATGGAAGTGACAGCGCTCAACAAGGTATTGCCGCGCATCACCGACCCCGCGCTCTCCGAGGCCGAACTGCGGGGCATCGACCCGGCGGATCTCTTCCAGCTTGGCGGGGCCCTCACCGGTTTTTTGCTGCCACGGAAGTACCGCGAGGAAGCGAGCGAATAGCGCTCCCCGAGCGTGTCGATGACGCCATGGCGGACCTCGCCATGGTGTTCCATTGGACACCGAGCGACATGGACGACATGCCGCTCGAGGAATTGACCGAGTGGCGGGAGCGCGCCCGCCTCCGCCACGAGCCCACCAGGACAACCCCGCAACGATAGGACGCCCGCCGATGGCCGGAGATCTGAAACTCAACGTCATGCTCCGCGCCATCGACAAGGTGACCAAGCCGCTCAAGAAAATCGCCCAGGGCACCGGCCACACCACCGATGCGCTGCGGGAAAACCGCGAGCAGCTCAAGACCCTGGAGCGCGCTCAGAAGGACATGCGCGGGTTCCGCGAACTCAAGCAGCAGTCGCAGGAAAGCGGCCGCGCGCTGAAACGGCAACAGGACGAGATCCGCGATCTCTCCCGCCGGATGAACGAAGCCGGTACCGACACCCAGGCGCTCGGACGCAAGCGACAGCAGGCCATCAAACAGGCGCGCACGCTCTCTCGCCGCTACGAAGACGAGCAACGCCGCCTGCGCGACCTGCGCTCGAGCATGACCCGCGTCGAGGGCGTCACCGGCAGCTACAGCGACCAGCAGGCCGAGCTTCAGCGCCGTATCCGCCGCACCAACGAACAGATCCAGCGGCAACAACGCGAGCTGCGGGAGGTGGCACGCCGGCAGAAGGCCGCGACAGAAGCGACCGACCGCTACCATCGCACCATCGGCCGATCCAACGGCATGCGCGGTGCCGCCATGACCGGGATCGGCGTCGGCGGCGGTGGCGTCTTCGCGCTGAGCGCCCAGGCACTCAGCGCCGAAGCGTCCGGGGCGAAGCTCGCCGCACAGTTCGGCGAATCGAGCGATCTCGGGCTCGACTACCAGGATGTCATCGCCGAGGTCTATGGCGCCGGACGTGGCGCGGACATGCAGCAGGTGACCGAGGGCGTCTCCGCTGTCGCCGCCGCGTTCGGCCCGCTGGACGATATCAGCCAGGAAAGCCTGACCGATCTCACTAAACGCGCGCTGACCCTCTCAGACGTGTTTGGTACCGATGTCGCCGAATCGGTCCAGACAGCACAGCTCATGGTGAAGAACGGTCTGGCGAAAGATGCCAACGCCGCCATGGATCTGCTCGGCGCCGGCTTCCAGCGCGTCTCCGTCGAGATGCGCGACGAGCTTCCCGAGATCCTGCACGAGTACAGTACCAACTTCCGCGCGCTCGGCTTCGATGGCCAGCAGGCAATGGGGCTGCTCGTCGATGCGGCCGGCCAGGGCAAGTTCGCCCTCGACAAGACCGGCGACGCACTGAAGGAGTTCACGATTCGTGGCTCGGACATGAGCAAAGCCAGCGTGTCCGCCTATGAGTCGGTGGGGCTGAACGCCCAAGCCATGTCCGATGCCATCGCCAGCGGCGGCCTTGCCGCGAGGCAAGCGCTGCAGCAAACCGCGAAGGCGATTCTCGCCATCGAGGATCCGGCCAAGCGCGCCAACACCGCCATCGCCCTGTTCGGTACTCCGATCGAGGATCTCTCCGTCGACCAGATTCCCAAGTTCCTCAAGGGGCTGGCCGGTACCGGTGAGGAGCTCGGCGACGTCGCCGGCACAGTGGGCGAGATGGCCGACGCGCTCGGTGACAACGCCATGTCGGCGTTGAAGCGCGTGCAGCGAGCCCTCTCCGGCGAGCTGATCCGCGTACTGCGCGACGTCCGCGACCAGATCATCGACGTCAGCGATGCCGTGGTGGGATGGATGAAAGACAACCCTGCGCTGGTATCCCTGATCATCAAGGCCACCGCCGCTATCGCGGCACTCGTCGCCATCTGCGGCGGGCTGACACTCGTCATAGCCTCCCTACTCGGCCCGTTCGCCGCCTCGCGCTGGGCGCTCGAGATGCTCGGCCTGCGCGCCAAGGGCGCCGAGTCGATGCTCGGCAAACTCGCCAAAAGCGGCATCAAGGCACTTGGCGGGTCGCTCAAGTGGCTTGGCCGCATCTTCGCTGTCGTCGGCCGGGCGTTCCTCCTTAACCCGATCGGTCTAGCCGTAACGGCCATCGCCGGCGCCGCGTATCTGATCTATCGCAACTGGGACGGCATCGCCGCGTTCTTCGCGGATCGCTGGCGCGACGTCAAAGCCGCGTTCGACAGTGGCGTCGGCGCCGTCATGCGCCTGCTGCTCAACTGGAACCCGCTCGGCCTCGTCTACAAGGGCATCATCGCCATCCTGCGCAAGCTGGGCGTCGAGGTGCCGGACAGCATCGCTACCCTGGGCGACGCCATCGTCAACGGCCTGGGCGCGGCATGGGAGGGCATCACCCGGCTCTGGGACTGGTTCAAGGAGGCACCCGGCAAGGCCATCGACGCCGTCGTCGAGCTGGTCAGCGACTGGGACCTGATGGACCAGCTCGAGGAGAAATGGGACGAAGCGATCGCCTATCTCAAATCGCTGCCCTCGCGCATGTGGAGCGCCGGCAAGGACGTGGCGGCCGGTCTCGGCGAAGGCATCAAGAGCGGCGCGTCCGCCGTTGCCGACCGCGCGGGCGACATGGCCGACGGCGCGATCCAGAAAGCGCGCGAGCTGCTCCGGATCCACTCACCGTCCCGCGCGTTCCGGGAGATCGGCGGCCATACCGTCGAGGGGTTCAACCAGGGGCTGGACCAGAAGCGGGACGAACCGGTGAAGCGTGTCGCCGAGATTGCCAGGCGTGTCACCCACGCCGGCGCCGGTATTGCCTTCGGCGCCGCCGCGCTACCGGTGGCGGCGATGCCCGAGATCCACGCCAGCCATAATGTGGCCCTGGACAGCCGGCCGCCGATGGCCACCGCTACACGCAACATCACCCTCGAGGGCGATTCGATCACGCTCAATGTCTACCCCAGCGAGGGTATGAGCGAGCGCGATCTAGCCCGACTGGTCGGCCAGATGCTCGACGAGCGTGATCGCCAGAAAGCCGCCCGAGCACGGCGCCATCTTTACGACAACGATTGAGGTAAACCGCGATGATGATGGTCTACGGCATGTTCGTGTTCTCGCTGGGCACCGCCGCCTATCAGGATTTTCAGCGCCAGACCCAATGGCGAAACGCCAGCCTGTCGCGAATCGGCAAGCGCCCCTCGATCCAGTTTCTCGGCCCCGGTACCGACAGGATCACCCTCGCCGGCGAGCTCTACCCCGAGTTCACCGGCGGCCAGGCGAACCTCGATCAGCTTCGCGCCATGGGCGAACAGGGGGCGGCGTGGCCGCTGATCGAGGGCACCGGCCGCATGTACGGGCTGTACACCATGGACTCGATGGACGAGAGCAGCGCCCGCCACTTCCGCGACGGCGCCGCCTCGCACATCACGTTCTCGCTATCGCTTTCACGCATCGACGACGACCAGCGCGAGCGCCTGGGCACCCTCTCCGGCGCCGCCCTGCGTGCGGCCACCGGGACGCTGTCATGAGCGCCGTCGGACGACCGGCCCGCACGCCGGATTATCGCCTCGCCATCGGCGGTGAGCAGATCACCCCGCACATTCGTGGCCGGCTCCAGCGCCTCACGCTGACGGATCGCCGTGGCCTCGAGGCCGACCAGCTCGACCTCGAGCTGACCGATGATGATGGCCAGCTCGCCTTCCCCCGTCGCGGCGTAGAGATCCACGTCGCCATCGGCTGGGTCGGTGAGCCGCTCACCGATCGGGGAACATTCATCGTCGACGAGGTCGAGCATTCCGGCGCGCCGGATCGGCTCTCCATCCGCGCCAGCAGCGCCGACTTCCGTGGGCAGTTTCCGGTGAAGCGCACGCAGAGCTGGCACCGCACCACGCTCGGTGACATCGTGGCCACCCTCGCCAAGCGCCACGGGCTCAATCCCAGCATCTCGCGTGAGCTCGGCACCGTCGGCATCGCGCATATCGACCAGACCGACGAGAGCGACATCAACTTCCTGACCCGCCTGGCCGAGCGCCATGACGCCATCGCCACGGTGAAAGCGGGCAACCTGCTGTTCATCCGTGCCGGCCAATCGACCACGGCCAGTGGCCTCGAGATCCCACCGATCGTCATTCGCCGGCAGGACGGCGACCGGCACCGCTACAGCGTGACCGATCGCGACAGCTACTCGGGCGTGGTGGCCGCTTGGCACGACACCGACGTCGGCGAGCGACGCGACGTCATCGCCGGTACCGATGACAACCCCAAGCGCCTGCGGCCCATCCATGCGAGCGAGGAAGACGCCCTCGCCGCTGCCAAGGCCGAATGGCAGCGCCTGCAACGTGGTATCGCCGAATTCGGCCTCATGCTCGCCGAGGGGCGCCCGGACATCTACCCGGAGACGCCGGCGCGCTGCGTGGGCTGGAAGCGTGAGATCGAGGAAACTAAGTGGCTACTGGTCGAGGTGCGCCACGATGTCGGCGATGGAGGGTACTCCAGCGAGCTACGATTCGAGATGAGGTCGTGAGCCTGATTTCGCGGGTTCAGGCGACTGAATCTCCAGCGCGAGGCCAATGATCTCGACCTGGTAGCTGTATCTCGCCGTCAGCCGTCTCATGACCAAAGTGGCCAGGGAAAGACCCAATACAAACGACAGCCCCCAAACGGCTAACCAGTCAACGAAGTTCGCCGCGGTGATTTCATGGCTGAAGGTTCTTGAGAAGATATTGAAGCCCCCTACTCTATCCACGAGGTTCAGGGAGAGAAACAGAAGCGAGAACGCGGCGGTTTTCGATCCGAACAGAAAGCTCATGCGTCGCTCCATCCTCGATACCCGTGTCTGCAGCCAGAGCTTCGTATAGGAGAGAACCTCGGAGGGGAATTGCCCGATGGACTCCACGATGTCTAAATCGTGTTCGAATGCGTTTTCCAAGTCCCTGTAAACAATGTGATTCCATCGCCGACAGTACCAAATGAACAATACCAACGGCGACAGTAGGGACAGCGTTGTGATCGCCATGCTTGCAAGCCCAACCCACAAGGCGAAACCAACCGTGCCAGCATCGAGCTCTCCCAGCCATTCCTGATAGGCGGCCAGCCCCGCCAGAATCGAGAACAGAAATAGACCCAGCCCGAGAGTGAAATTAGAGAAGGTGGAGACACCCTGCTCGAACGGTTGGCGATGTTTGTACGGACGGTAGATCTCCATCCGATCGAGCTCGGATAGAAGCTGCTTGCAAGTTTCCAGGGACATTGAGTTAAGTAATTGTGGATAAGATGTGGACGCGCGTGAATAAATCACGCGCTAATCATGGAGTTGTCATCGGGCGGCGGGTTATTCCGCAGGTGATCCTGGGCTTCTCGAATAATCTGGTCTTGATTCTCCATTCGAGGCTGGCACTTATCCGCCCACGGCCTACCAGGGTGCAAAACATCCCATTTTGGACGCAAGCCAGCGTGACGCCCTTTGCCAGGATCATGATTGCCAAAGCCATCGATTAGGTGATTCCAAATCGGAGAAAACTTGGCGATCAGCAACGACTCCCCCAATGGAATCCAGATGTCGTCGACCACCAGAAACCGATAAAAGAAATCCCCCATGTCGAGATTGTCGACCTTGGCGATGCTTTTCTTGTGATCGTTCAAGCGACGATAGAGGGTCTCGGTCGAATCCGGTGACAGCTTGCCCTTGCGAGCCCCCTCCGGCACGGCCTTGCCCACGTAGATCGGAGCGCTGAAGGTGTCGCCCCGGTTGCGCGAGGCGATCTCGTCGTAAGCGGGGAAATCCCCAGCGTAATAGATCGCGTAAACGCCAGCGCCGCTGAACCTCGATAGCTCCCCTAGGGGACGCACTGGCTGACGAAGCATGGCCTGTCCGACACTCTCGCCCAGATGCTTTTTATCGAGGGGATTGAACGGAATGATGTTATCGGTCATGCCAGCTTCCTATGACGCTGGTTCGCCAGTTGCCGCAGTTGAGTCAGCGCGAGTTGCTCCGCGACGGAGCAAGCCACCGCCCGCCCCAAGGCAACGGGAACCGCGTTACCTAGCTGGCGCATCGTTTCTCCCCACGCGCCATGAAACACATAGCTATCGGGGAAGGTCTGCAGCCGGGCCGACTCACGCACGGTGAAATAGCGCACGCTGCCATCATCTCGCACCATCATGTTCTCGCCACCCGGCACGCCATGATCTCCGGCTTTCAACGTCTTCGATGGCAGATCGAGCGGGCTGCCCGTGTGGCCAGGATAGACACGAGCCCCATCCTGGAACTTGTGATTCACGAAACTCTTGGCTCCGCGCTTGCGCGGATCGGGCACGTCCTGAAGTGCGTCGCGAACGGTCCTCCAGGGCTTACGATCCAGCGGGATGAAGCTATCCGACAACTTGCGAATGCGGGACTCGGAACGCGCCGGGCGCGCCGGCCGTTTTTTCAGCGAGATTCCGTGCCGGCCCCAGTACTCGCCCGTCACCCATTGGGAGTGAAGAAGCGCATCCTGCGAGTGCGTCGGCGTGGGGAACGACCACTCCGCGCCCAGATCGGCGCGAAAACCAACGATGAAGACACGCTCGCGCTTCTGGGGCACGCCATAATCGGCGGCGTTCACCAGTGTGGGCACCACGTTGTAGGTTAGCCCGTTGAAATGTTGCGCCCCGGAGGTCTTCTCTTCCTGCAGGCGCTTCAGGTGATCGGCCCACGTCTCGCCCTCGCGGCGTGCCACCTCGGGGAACTCGAGCTGAAGCAAGATGTACTGGTAGTAGTTCGCGAAGCTCGAGCGTGTCAGCCCCTTCACGTTCTCGATGATGAATGCCTTGGGCTTCAACCGGCGCACGACGTCGACCGTGGCCGGGAACATATCGCGGGAATCCCCGAAAGCCTTGTGCCGTCCACCCATGGAGAAGGGCTGGCAAGGCGGCCCACCGGCAAGAAGGTCGATATCCTCCGGCACGCCCGACCAATCGAACTCCCGCACGTCGCCCGACCAGAGAGGCCAACCCTGGACGAGGGGAAAGCCGTTGTTACTGTTCTCGCGAATGGTATCGCAAGCCCAACGGTCCCACTCGACCACGGCCAAGGACTCGAAGCCCGCCAGGGATACCCCCATTGCCAGGCCTCCGGCGCCCGCGAAGAGCTCAACCGATTTCATCATGATCTACTTCCGCTTCGTTGAGGAAATCACGCACGCGCCGCGCCGTGTCTTCCGGGGTGGATAGCTGGCATTCCCAAACGATCAACACTCGCCAACCCATCTCCTGGAGGCGAAGCTGGTTGCGCCGATCGCGCTGCCGGTTAGCCTCCAATTTCTCGCGCCAGAAGGATACCCGGCTCTTGGGCATGCGGGCCAGCTTGCAGCCTTCGTGACGATGCCAGAAACAACCATGCATGAACACCACGGCCCGCCGCGAGGGGAACACCAGGTCCGGCTTGCCGGGCAGGTACTTGGCATGCAACCGGTAGCGAAACCCCATGGCATGCACCATTCGCCGTAGCCGCATCTCCGGTTTGGTATCCTTGCCCCGCACGCGGGACATACGTTCGCTGCGCTCGCTGGGAGTCAGAGTATCGGTCATGTTGGCCTGTACCGTGGCAAGTCCTAACAGGCTAGCACTGGGTCAAGCCACATACCGCCGCGCCTGACTCACCACCACGCCCAGCAGCATCTCCTCCCGCGCGAAGAGAGACTCCCGCCCCTGCAGCGGTATCAGCCGCACCCGGCCGCCGATGCGCCAGGCTCTCGCCAGCAGGTGCTCCCCCTCTACCTTCGCGACGGTGAGATCCTCGTTGCCGATCATCCGACCTTCATCCGCGATCAGCACGTCGCCCTCGATCAGCGGGCCATCGAAGCCGGCGCCCTCCTTCAGCTCCACGGCGAAGCAACTCGGCGGGAAGCTCCCCAGGTCGTAGCCCGCCAACGCTGGATGCCCCAGCCCCATCATCACCGGCCCTAGGTATTGCACCTGCATGACGCTCCCCACGTATCCGACTTATCGTTACCTCGCGAACCTTGGTGGCTCGCTTACCATCATTACTGTATATTCATACAGCAATGCAAAAAAAGAAAGACTACCGCGCTAGGCGACGCTGGTTGGTGACTGGGCCGAGCCTCGCGATACAGCTTGGCGTTTCGGAACGATCGACGTGATACGAAGAAACGCGCGAAACGGGATGGAATTGAAAAGGATGCCAAAAGCCCTGAAACAGGCCCTATCTACCGTTAGCTTCAAATTGGTGTAATTGACACAAAACGTGACAACCGCCATGATTCGTTTCAACGAAAAGTTGAATTTTTAACCCGTGAGGCACGAATCTCGGCGGGTGAACACACCGCCCGAGCTCACGTGAAGGCGGTGTTCTGTTGGTATAGGGGAGGGTTCAGCATGACGACTGAAACCGCGATTCGGACAGCACAGAAAGCGCTCGATATAGCGTGGGATGGCAAGCTGCCCATCGACCCGACTGCCATCGCACGGAGCCTGCAAGTCACCAATGGCGACTCTCGTCTTGCCATCATCATGGAAGGCGACCCTTCGCTCGGGCCCCACAGCGGGCAAGCCGAGTATGTTATGGCACCCGGCGGGGACTACTATCGCTGCACGTATAACAGCCGCGAAGCATCCTATCGGCAGCAGTTCACCAAGGCTCACGAGCTCGGGCACGTGCTCATGGGTCATGTGGTACCGGGTAAAAGCCCTAAACGCGATACGACGTTCAACGCGCCCGCCGGTGATTGGGATGAGGTTGATGCCAACGCCTTCGCGGCCGAGCTGCTGATGCCCAAGGACTACGTGATCCAGATGGCGAACAAGGTCACTAACATTTCCAAATTGGCCGAGATATTTGGTGTCTCGCCAACCGCCATTCGATATCGCCTGCAGAACCTTGGCTTGCTCTAACCCGGCCATTGGCTGATAGTTGACCCATGTCTGTAGACTTTGAAGCCAGTGACAGCGCGGAGCCGGGCAAGCGAGACCCGGCGGGCGACGACTCATACGATGGCGCCCCAACGCGCCAAGGCATCGACGCGGAAGTTCTCAAGCGAAGAAGGGATGGGCGCCGAATGGCGCTCGTTTCCGTCATTGGCATGGGCATTTTCATTGCGATATTTTTTGGGATCGCCACGTGCTTTGCATGGCGATTTTTTCACCTCTATCTCAAGCACCTTCAACTGGTTGGTCACCGAGGTGGGCAACCAGCGCCAGGGCTGGATGGGCTATTGCCTTTCGTCGTCCCGATGATGCCCGCGTTCTTCTTCTCTCTGCTCGGATTGGTCACGCTCATCACCTGCACCCGCTTCATCACCTCCTATGTGAACTCGACGAACGACGACTCGGACGACGCCAACCTGATCGAGCGAATCGCGCGGAGCATCGCCGGTATTCTCCGGGAGCTAAAAGGCGGCGGATCCTAGGCCGGATTCGCCAACCCCTCATCATCCCCCTCGCCCGGCTTGTTAACGCGGGTTGAGACGGCCCAATGCGTAAACGCCTCCGCCGGCACGTGGCGCACGAAGCGCCGGATGGTGTCGCGATCGGTGAGCGCCGGATCGAGCCAGGGCTCGATGCTTTCATTGGTGAGAATTAGCGGCATCCGGTCGTGAACGTCCACCGCTGAACCGCGAGCGGGTTCGGTCAGTATCGCGACGACCCGCTTGCCGTCAGTGCAATTGATGAGATCAAATCGGTGTTTTCATAGAAGAGGATCAGCAACATTTTCTACCGTGAGTTGCATAAAGAAATGGCTGGGGTTCTTAAGATAAAGCAAGCTTCAAAAATCAATCGGAAAGCTAAGACTACATATGACATTGGCAACAATGCTAATGGATCACTGCAAATAATACTCACCTTCGGCAATGAGGGCCTTCCTATAATCGTCCAGCTCGTTAAAAAATCGTATTACGTCTTGCGTCCCTTTTTCATCATAGAAAATCTCTTTAGCCCTAACAAAAACCCCTTCGGCAATATATACATGCTCAATATGCGAAGAAAGATTTTGCATCTTCAATCTCAAACTAAACGGATTATTCAAAAGAAACATAAAATCTCCAACGCAAGGCTTGCCGCAAACCCATTGGCGATAAATAACTCTCTGCTGCGAACCCAAATGTAGCGTAATTTCGTTATCTGTAAAAAACCGCGAAACTGAAGATATATCGGTGACGTATACACCCCCAAGCTGTTTGTCAAACGATAACGGCAACCCATTGACCAAGCATGGAACAATCTTTGTTATACCATGATTGGAACCAAAATACTTTTCCAGTATTTCAGGATGCTTTTCCAATCCTGAACAAAGCCTTTGAATTTGAATAACATGTTCTTGATAATCATCTGACATATTTCTTGATGTGATGGGACTTCTGGGTATTGCCCTGTTTTTACATTCAAACACAAAAAGATGCGCGCCCCACTTTACAGCAAGATCAAACTGGTATTCTTCGCCTCGCCGATTTTCTTTTATCTTTTTCGGTTGAAAGCCTGATTCACTAAACAGCCTGAACAACCTATTTTCCAGTGCCTCACCTTTAGCTGATAACTTTTCTTTATTTCTACCGACATTAGAGATGACCAATTCGTGCAAAAGGGCCTCCTTTAAGGAGGGGCCATAAAGCATATATTGATCTCCAAACTTTATTAATGGAGTGTCGTATAAATCAATGGAAGTCACCCCAAAGGTAATATTTTCTAGAAACATCTTTGCAATACCTGAAGGCAAGCCCCTTTCAACAAGTAATCTCTTGAAAAAATCCTTGTCTTTGATAGGTAGCAGTGATAAAGCCTCTTCCTCAACATAGTTTTCTCTGATGAAATCCTGTAGCGTTGCGTAGCCCTCTAACCATTGTTCTAGGGTCAACCCTAAACACTTGTTCTTTTCATCATCTAAAGACAGAGAAAGCACCCTCTCAGTGACATACCTGCTGGAAAGTCTATTGAGGAGACCTTGATCGCCCCCCCGTTTTGTTGCTGACAGGTGCTCATAAGTAGTGAAATAAACTTCATTCGCGAGCTGACGCACTCTATGTTCCGCACTGACTTCGTAATATCTCAACACTGTTGGACTTTCAATATCTAAATGCTCTCTGACATGCTCCTTGAACTCGTCAGGCACTTTTTGATTGCTATCTGAATAATTCCATGCACGACCACAATGCCTAATATCTTTTTGCATCGTATCAAAGGCTTTCCAGGTCATTGCATTTAAATTTAGCGCGCTTATTTTTACGACCTGATTTTCATCAGGGCTCTTAAACACTCCAAAGTCAAAAGCACTACCCCTCTTCAATTGTTCGATAAACCCTGTGCTCTTTAGCACAAGAAACACAGATCCAAAAACTACAGACATTGCAGAGTCAGGATGCACCTTATTACCTAGACTATCTTCAATTAAATGCGCTGAATTCATGTCGATAACATTCGACACAGAATTCTCTTCTAGGATGTGTCTTGCCTTCCTACCGATGGCCAAATAATCTTCCGCCGCTCTGACTAATGATGCAGAAACAAGCTCGACAGCAGTCATCTCCTTGACGGCCAGAGTATCTGCGCGCCAGTTGAAGAGGTGCAAAAAGTAGGCGTTAATTATAGGAATAATGCTAATTTTTTTGCATGCGTCAACATAGGATTCAGGATGGTTGACTTTTATCTCATGATTTAAACCATCAATAAAAGATTTAACCCATGATGTTTTTTCAAAATCACCATCTTGCACAACTAGATTTTCATTTCGTAAAACCACGTCTACAAAACTGTCTAAACTTAACTCCCGAAGCACCTCGCCACATAGCTTTACTGACTCCTGAAGATTTTCTGATGTCGAGATTTTTTTGAACTTTTTAAGTTTACGCTTAGTCATTTTCTCTCAAAACCTGCCAGGTGCACCCATAAAAAAATATTAATATTTCGAAGAAATATCCTGCCCTCACAGGCCATAGCACCTCGTGCCACATGTGTTGCTAGATTGCGTGTAACTAATAATACCCATGTGTCGAGCCAAGCGTCTTATTTATTATTATAAAAGCCTTCCCACCTTCCGCCATGCCTGCCTGATGATTTCCACTTCCTCCGGCTGCACCAGCTTCCGCTCGTAGGCCGGATTGTCACTGATCAGTATCCACGTGCCGCTGGCGACGCACTGCACCCTCTTTGGTCGTACGAGAAAGCCCATACAGGGTATGGGCGTATCTTCTCAATCAAAGCTGAACGACTTCTTGTTGCTGGCCGCCTGACTTTCCATCTGGACACAGCTCTCGAGCAAACTATAGCTACCAGAGCCACCGACGGTGGCCACATCATCGCAACCGCCACGGATGTTGGCAGGAATCGATGACCACGCGCCTTTCAGGTGGTCGTAGGAAGACTGCTCCATCTGAATGCAGCTGTTGTAAAGCGAATTGCTGAGATCCCCCGTAATACTCGCCACCTCCGTGCAGTGGCTCTCCACATCGTAGCGAGGGATTGAATCAGCGTTGGCCGCGCCCACGACCAACGAAAGGCATAACAACCCAGGTAGAATGAGGCGCTTCATGGAATCACCTCATGCAATGCTTTGGACGTAGGCCGGCGGAACCTGGCCGTAATCGAAAGATTCCTTTTCCTGCTGACCACTGTTCATCGCAGCACCGAAGATTGCCAAGCCGATGAAGTAGATGATCGGCGAGACGACCAGGCTGACGATCAGTTGGGTAATCCCCATGCCAGTACGCCCGCGCGTGATGACCACGATCGCCACGATGAATGCGACGAAATTCAATGGGCAGCCCACGAACAGGCCAATACCTGGAACGGGTAAGAGAAAGCAGATCCAAGCAACGATCAGAAGCGCCCAGACAGCTTTGACGGGAGCCGACTTGGTCGCATCGGCGGAGGTGGTAACGTCAGACATTTGATTTCCCTTGCGTAATGGCGTGGCTCTATCGGCCACTTCTTTTGCCGTTTGAATATGGAGTCTATGACTCCTAGTTATCGGCAGATCCTTGGTATTTCTAAATCAAGCAATCTCCCCCATCCGCGTCCGCACGCGGCCCATCACGTGGACCTCCTGCATCCTGTCCGGGGCGATCATCTCTTTCTCGTAGTAGCTGTTGTCGCTGATTAGCAGCATCGCGCCGCCGGCCAGGCGCTGCAGACGCTTGATGCGCAGCTCGCCGCTCACCCATACCAGGAACACCCCGGCCTGGGCGAAATTGGTGTCGTTGAGGTCAATGAACACCCAGTCGTCGTCGAACAGCGTCGGCTCCATGGAGTCCCCGCGAACGCGAATGCCGGCGAGGCGGGCACCAACGAGACCCATTTGAGTCAGCGTCTCGAAGTCGATCGTGAAGGTGCCGACAACGCTTTCGTTCTCAAGCGACCGCCCAGCTCCAGCGGCGCCCTCAACATCGTAGAGAGGCACGCCAGTTCCAGCCGAAGCCCGTGACGGAGCAAAGGGGATGGCTGATGCGGACTCACCGCCGGCGCGAATCCCAGTCAGCACGTATTGGACGTCCACCCCAACGGAAGATGCAGCCTCTAGATACTCAGCTCTAGGGCTACGCTCGCCACTTTCGTAACTTGCCTGTGCACGTTTGGACACACCACAAGCGCGCGCAAACTCCTCTTGAGAAAGAGAAATTCGCAGCCTCTCATGTTTTAGGCGCTCATGAATGTGCACCATCTTGCATTCTTCCTTTGACAAATGCTCGTACGAGCATTAGGTTTCTCGTTAATGCACAAACGTGCACAAAGGAACGTTCCAGCATCTGGCTCGGTGCGAGCTCCACAGTTGCACACAACTCCACAAAGGAGATTAACACATGAACGTGCACTCACCGGTAACGCGATCACCCAACGGTTGTAGCTGCCAAGTCATGACCCAGATCACTCCACAAGAAAGGGATCAGCTCAAAGAAGTGGCAACGTCCGAAAGCCGCTCCCTTGCAGCGACTGTCCGGCTCCTGACTCTGCGCGGTTTGGAGTTGTACCAGAAAGAACATATCAAAGCCGTCTCCTGACCCGCACAAGGAATCGTCGCCATGTACCAGGACCCGAAGCGTGTTCGTCAACGCGTCACCGTCTATCTCGATCAGTACGAGGTCGATGTCATCCAGTCGTTCGCCAACCTCTACGGTCTCTCCCGAGCCGAGGTGATGCGCTCGATGATGATGAAGGAAGCGGCCGAGCTTCTCGGTATCGGCGACGTCCGGGATACCGGTGTGGGCAGTATCAGGGCAAAAGCAGGCTGACCCAAGCACCACATCCGGCACCACATCCACCGTGCAAAACGAGACGCCCCCATGCCGCAGCAGACCTTCGACATTCATGAGTTCCAGGAAGAGACGCTCGAACGGGTGCGCCAGCAGGAGGGCCTGGAAACCCGCGATCAAGCAGCGGAACTCCTCGTGAAGCGGCGTTTGCGAAGGGGTGGCTTCGAGCTCACCGGCCGAGGCCGCGCACTTTACCCAATTCAAGGAGGTTCTCGGTGAGGATCTGTTGCCCGCACTGCGGCGAAGCGTCGATCACCCGCACCAGCAAGCGCCCGTCGCCGACGCTCTACGAGGTCTACGCGCAGTGCATCAATCCGGCCTGCGGCTGGGGCGGCAAGATCTATGTCGAGTTCGCCAAGACGCTGACGCTGAGCCGCGACCCGAATACAGACATTCGCATCCCCATGGAGCCCGGCCATCGCCGCGCCTGTATGGAGCAACTGGCCGCGCTGAACGGCTGACCGCTAACGCAACGCCCCAAAGGGCTCATCTCAGGAACGACACCATGACCATCACAACGCTCTCCGCCGGCCCCCGGGCCCGGCAGCTACCCCAACTCGACCCGAAAAACGCCGCGACCGGTTATCTCCTGCGCTATTGCCGGGGGCTGAACCGCCGCGAGGCGCTCGAGAACTGCACCCATTTTCTGATGAGCGAGCACGCCATGCCGGAAGCGAAAGCGGAGCTCGCCGCGATTCACGCCAGTGCCGAGCTGGAATCGCTCAATCATGTCGCGTGGCTAGATCTCGAATCCAGCACCGAGCATGTCGTCGTGCTGCGTACCGCCGGCGGCCTACCGATCTCGTTCACCGTTGGCGACCTGCTCGCCACCCGAGAGCAAGCCCGAGACCGGGGTGCGCTTCGCGTCGTTCGCAGCCGCCCCCTGCAGTAACCCCCACGCCCCCATTCGGAACGCGAGGTCTCACCATGGCAGCCGCGACTCAGACTCTCCCCACCGAGGCAAAACGTCACCTGTCGGTCGTCCAGCCGGATGGCCGTGCCGGCTTCGGCGCCCTGCGCGCCGAGCTGCATGCCCGCTGCGCGGACAAGGATCTGGCCGAACTGTGGGCGGACATGCCGACCAACGAGCGCAAGACGGTGCTGGCCAGCGCCCAGATGCAGGCCCGAGATTCACTGCGCGGCATCGGCGAGATGAGTCGGGCCGAGCGCGATGCGATTCGCGCCGCCATCGGTCGCATGAGCCGCTACGCCCAACGCCTGGGCGAGCGGCTCAAGGGCGAGAGCCCGAATCGGGAACTGGCCGCCAACGCCCGCCGGGCCCTCGCCGAGGGTGACACCAAAGCGGCACTGCACTGGATCGCTCTGATCGAAACGGGGGCGCAATGAGCGCCATCGAACGCTCCCGCCAATGGGGCACGGTCGACTGTCTGCCGTGGCGCGAGGCGATCTTCGAGCGCTTCCCCTCGCTGGCCGAGGATCTGGCCGCCGGCTTCCTGCACGTCGCCAAACGCTACGGCAACGCAGCGGGCAACCGCTGGCTGGCCCGTCAGGCGTCCGATCTGATCGAGCCGGCGCACGTCTACAAGCGCTTCCCGGTCATCGCCGACGATCTGCAGCGTGCCTTCATTGGCCGGCGCAATGCCCAGCCCACCACCATCGAGGGCATCCGCGCCGGTTGCGACTGGCTGCGCGTGGTGGAATCCCGCCTCAAGATTGGCGGCCTCAACGCCACCCACGACGATGACGCGCTGGTCGATTACGCCCGGGCGCAGGCCCGGGCCGTCGAGGACGAACGCAACAAGCTGATCGGTGGCATCGCAGAGCACAACCGCCGCCTACGTCTCGGCCTGCTGCCGCCACCCCGGCGCGTTCGCCAGCCGCGTGGCACTTCGCTCTCTGCCCAGTCGCGGTCCATGGCGCACCAGATCGCAGCGGCGCGCAATCCGCTGACGCCACCGCCGGGCGGTATCCCGCTGATGGCGGTGTTCCGTTGGGAGCGAGCGCCGGTCATGAGTCTGGCCGTGGCAGATGAGATGGCGGCCGCCGCCGCGCGCAAGCGCGCCACACTCCACGGTATCGCGCCGCCGCCGGTGAATCAGAAAGCCAGCGTGCAACTGGCCCGGCTGAGCTGCCCTAGCTTTTGGCGCCGCAAGCTGCGCCGGCTGGCCGGGCGACGTCTCGAGCAGGTCCAGCGCGAGGCGTACCGCGTCCACGCCCAGGCCGGCATCTACTGCAGCGACATGACCATCGAGCGCCGCCGCGCCCAGCGTGTGCGCAACCGCACGCTGCTGGAGACGCTCGAGGCGATCAATCAGGAAGGCCAGACCTACACCCTTGCCGAGCTCGCCGAACTTGGGCTGGCCAATCCGGACCATCGCCGCGCGGAGCTGATGCTGCGCATTCGCGATACCGAGGTCGAGGCCCGCCGCCTCGGTCATGTCGGCATGTTCTACACCGTCACCGCGCCCAGCCGCTTTCACCCGGTCAACGCTAACCGCTACACGGACCGCAAGGGCCGGGAGCGCTACCGCTGCCGCCGCAATCCGAAATACGACGGATCGAACCCACGTGAAGCGCAGCAACACATCCAGAAGGTATGGGCGAAGACTCGCGCCAGGTTGGCGCGCGCCAAGCGGGCCATCTATGGCATCCGCGTGGTGGAGCCCCACCACGACGGCACGCCGCACTGGCATCTGCTGGTGTGGATGAAGCCGGAGGACGTGGAGGCCGTCAGCCAGACCCTGCGCGATTACGCCGAGGAAGAGTCGCCGGAAGAGCTGTTCAACCGGTTCGGCAAGACCACCGCCCGCTTCGATGCCAAGCGCATCGATTACTCGAAGGGCACGGCCGCCGGCTACGTGGCCAAGTACATCTCGAAGAACATCAACGGCGAGCAGTTCGCCCGGGCCGGCATCGATGGCGACGAGTTGGACCGCTACGGTCACGATCTCAACAGCGCCGCCCCGCGCATCGAGGCATGGGCCGCCTGCTGGGGCATTCGCCAGTTCCAGTTCGTGGGGCTGCCCAGCGTCACCGTCTGGCGCGAGATCCGCCGCCTCACCGAGAAGCAGGAAGGCGAGCTTCGCAAGTGGGAGGAAGCCACCAACCCGCTGCCCCGCGCGGCGGCCACCTTCCACCGCATCCGCGAAGCCGCCAACGCCGGCCAGTGGGACCGGTTCCTCCGCCTGATGGGCGGCCCCAATACGCCGCGCAAGCTGCAGCCGATCAAGCCGTGGTCGATCCCCGCCTTCCGCACCGGCAAGGGCGACGACGACTTCAGCCACGCCACCGGCGAGCAGCATCGGGAGTTCATAGAGCGCGGCCGCTACGGCGACGAGATCAAGGTGCCGAAGGGCCTCGCCGTCAGCGATGGCAAGGGCCGCGTTTCCGAGTACCTGACGCGCCTCTATCGCTGGAACGTGCGCCCGAAGCGTGCCGCCGCGTCGGGGTTTTTGGGAGGCGGCGAAGCCGCCGACCCTTGGACTTGTGTCACTAACTGTACGGACCCCGGCACGGGGGCCGGCCAAAGCCTCATCCCTCGGAGCCTGCTGACTCCGAAAGAACTCACCCCGGAGGAGTTGGAGGCCCAACTCCAACGCTATCGAGAGTGGCGCGCCAGCGAACACGTCCGCCAAGAGATGGAAGACGCCGACCTCGAGCACCGAATGATCCAGGCCGCCGTCCGGCGGCACAAAAACTACGCCCCGCCGGTGAGGCAGGGCACCCCCGAATATTTCCCGGAAGGGATCTGACAACAACCGCGCCACGCAGGCGCTGAAGGAGAGAGGATGCAAACCCAGCAACACACCGATCGCGCGGTACCGCGCGGCACCCTGCAGGACGCCGGCGAACTCGCCGTACTGGCACCCAATACAGGCGAAACCCGTCACCGCTACGCCATGGTGATCGCCTTCGACAGCGAGGAAGCGCTACGCCAGGCCGTCACCAGTCACCGCTGCGCGTACCGCGACAGCCAAACCGTGGAGGAACTCAGCCATGGCTGATATCGCCGACAACGCCGGTGAAATCATCGAGCGCCATCTCGCCCACTCGCTCGCTCGACACCAGCTACCGGTGACCGTCGCCGGCGCGATGGAGATCGACTGCGAGGAATGCGGCACCGAGATCCCGAAAGCCCGGCGCCAGGCCGCGCCCTGGGCCACCACCTGCATCGACTGCCAGTCGATCCGCGAAGCCAGGGGGCGCCATGTTCGGTGAACGTATCAAGGGGCCGGCGAAAGTCGCGGCCTTGCTGATCCTCGCGCTTGCGATCGGCGTCGCTCTTCAGCTCGGAACCGCGCTGGCTTCTCGCTTCATGCCACGCATCGAAGTGATCGAGATCCACGCGACTGGTCGCGCCGAGACGGCGGACATGACCATTACCGATCCGCGCCCGGCGATGCCGGGCCGGTACCAGTACTGAGAGGTCGAACGATGGCTGGCAATCACCATGCCCGCGCTGCGGGGATTCTCTGCCGGGATCCAGCTTTCAGGCGCTACCTGGATCAGCGAGCCCGCGCCAAGTTCGGCGCGGATGTGCCGGACGGCACACACAGCGAACAGGACGCCGGCGACTGGATCCGGAAGGCGTGCCGCATCGCGAGCCGCGCCGAACTCGATACCAACCAGCAGGCCGGCGCGACGTTCCGGCTGATCCAGAACCGATTCAATCGCTGGAGAGCGAGAAACAAGGAGGCGTCATGAGAGCCACACAGCCTAACCCTGATCAGGCAATCGCCGACGCGCTGGCGCGCGTCAAAGCGGGCGTGGATCCGTCGATGATCGAGCTGCCCGACATCGTGGTGTTCCCGCGGCTGATCCCGGCCATGCCGGCGACGGCGAGAAAGGCGCGTGGTACCGGTACGCTGCTGGGCCGCCCCGGGCCGCGCTTCGTGAAGCGAGGCCACCAGGTCCGCTATCGTCTGTCGGACGTGTATGAGTGGCTGGAGTCGAGCGAGAGCTACGCCAGCACGGCAGAAGCGGCAATGCACCGTGCTGCCACTGCCTCATGACTGCGGAGAACCATCCTTGCCACGCCCGATCTGAGCGAAGAGCTGCACCGCTTGACGCTTGTGATCGGGCTGGAGGTGAGCGTAATACTTGATGGTGGTCTGGATATCGGAATGCGCCATCAGCTTGCTCACCGTCAGCAGATCAACGCCAGCCATCACCAACTGACTCGCGAAGTTGTGGCGCAACGTGTAGAGCGCCAGGTCTTCATGCAGCCGGCCCAGCTTTCGAACGTTCCTCCACGGGCCGCGCATGCCACTCTTGCCCAGTCGCTTCCCCGATGTCGGCGACGGGAACACATAGCCGCTCCGTGGCTTCCCCTGCTGCTCCCACCACGCTTTCAACACGGCCAGCACGTCATCCGATAACGGGAACGTCTGCGGCTCCGGTGTCTGGTGCGCCGTCTTCTCGATGATCTTGCGAATCGTCCCGAACTCGAAATTGATGTGCGGCCACCGTAGCCCCATCAGATCCCCAGGGCGAAAGCCGGTGTAATACATGGTGAGCAACCAGGGGGAGACGTGATCGACGTAGGCGACGCCGTCGAGATCCGGCAGGTAGCCTTTGCCGTGGGCTCGGCTGTTGCGGCGCCGACGACGCTTCTCTCCCTGATACGCTTCCAAGCCTGCGAAGAACCGACCAACTTCGTCGGGCTCCAGGTAGCGCCGGGCTTCGTCCTCCTCGAGATCCTCCTCCGTGAGCGCTGGCTTCTGGAGGCGAACGCCGCTGATCGGGTTGGCGGGGATCACTCCACGGTGAGCGGCGTGATTCAGCAGCGTCTGCAACGCCCCGTAGGATCGGGAAAGCGTCGAATAAGCGAGACCCCGGACGGGTGGCTCGGCATTCAGGTCGCTTGTCTCCATCTTCGCTTGCCAGCGCTCGACATCGCCGCGGTCGAGCCCATCCATCGGACGGTTGAGCCAGTCGGGAAAGTCACGCTCGATCCGCCTGAGCGTGGCGTCGCCATCCTTGCGACGTCGCTGGTGATCGGCGTAATCGCCCCGCAGGTAGACGCCCAGCGTCTGCTGCTGTCGGTAAACCGCCTGGGCTTTCGCCTCCTCCAACACCGCCCGGGGGTCGCCACCACGTGCCACGATCCCAAGCGTCTCGCGGGCGGACTCACGTGCCTGGGCGGCGGTCAGCTCCCCATACCTGCCGAGCGTCAGAACCCGCCGCGTGTTTCCCGTGTTGTAGTAGGAGACACGCAACGCCAGGCCTCGCTGCCCAGCGCGCACGTGATAGCCTCCCAGCTCGCTATCCCACACCTCATCGCCGTTCGGCAGCTCGCGCGTGAGGCGATCGAGCGCCCGCGTAGTCAGCTTTTCGGTGGTTTTACCCAT